TTCATAGATATCCATGAAAGATGTAGGATAACCAGCAATTGTAATCTGTGCACCTACACAACCGTAAGACATTCTACAGAATTCGTAATAGTTGTCAGGCTTGTGCCACTCCAAATGTTTGAATTTACTAGCACCGGCACTACCAGCACCACCTTTGTGCAATATGCCCCACCAAGGAATGGTTACAGTGTAACCCGGAGTAGCACTGCTAAACATTCCCGGTCTGTATGGCAAACTTCTGCGAGTCAGTGACGAAGAAGTAGTCTCTTGTACACCTAATGGGTTGTAAAGTCCAAGTGTAGGCATGTTTGTGAAATGACTGCCGGAATCAGGTTCGATGTCGAGAATAACTTCGTTGATTATTACTTCACACCCTCTAACATCGGCCATTATTGCCTCAGCCAAGATAAGCGTGTGTGCTCCGTTTGTACTGATATCTTGCTCAATTGCAATCACTGTGTTTACCTGTTGCCCTGTCAATTCCACTACCGAGCCATCAGGTGTATCTGCTGCAGGTCCGTTTGCATGGAAGCCCTTGAGTTGTTGCTTGAAGACGTTAGGCTGTATTACAATTTGATAAGCCCCTACCTCCATCGGATCGGGGAAATGGTTGTTGAGTGTGTATGTGCCAGCCGCTTCTAACACTAATTCGTGCCCACCAGCAGCATTCTTTGTACCTGCATCTCCTACAGATGCAGCGATACCGTAGCCTTCGTACTTGACTTTGGTTTCAGTCAACAGTGTAAATCCTCCACCGTGTATATCGGATGGAGAGAATGCAGCAGTTGGGCCGGAGAAATAGATGTAAGGGTCTCGACCCGGTTCATGTGTAGTTGTAGTTGCAGTACCGCTAGTTCTAGTTGCTTCATTTGTACCAACTAAACTGTCTATTGCAGGTGCGTTATTGGATGTCCTACAACTTTGATTCAGTTGATACAGCCTCTGATAAGCAGGGTGAGCGTAATGACCCGGCAGCAAAGCCATAGTTGGATTGACATAGTGATGGCCCATTCTTGGAATAGGCATAGGTGTCATCTTAGGCTTAGTTAGATTATCATGGGCAGTAGAGAACGGCTTAACCATGGCACCGGTATTTGCGGGTAAATTAGTGTAAAGGGTGTGCCAATCTGTAATTTTCATATCAGGACTTGCACCACTGTATTCACTGTGGTCACGGAGTCTGCGAGATGCAAATATGCGAGTGCTACCTGCAGGCATGTAGTAAGAAGGAACAACCTTCAAACCAGTCTTACCTGTAACAAATTCTACAAAGTCAGGAGAGTATACTACTCCTGTAAAGGTACTACCTGAAACACCTGTGTAAGAAGCAATCACTCCCTTGTCAGTATTAGGGTCGTAAACTCTGAGGAAATATCTACCGCCACTCTGCTCTGATGTATCTAACCAAGTAGCAGATTCAGGAGCACTACCAACTGTAATGACGGAACCACTGTAACTAGAATATGTCAATTCATCAACATCATCTCTGTGAGTCATACTCACGCCCATTTTTGTTACATGGAAATACAAACTCCTGTCGTGCGGCTCATAAGAAGTAGAGAGTGGTTTGTTACCTGTGTGGTCTTGCCAGCCTTCTGAAGTAGATGCAGGGAAATTCAACCTATGTTCATTCTTATCAATATCAACATCAACTAAGTCTTGGCTCAAGTGCTCCCACCCATTGTTTTCCCAAGTAGGCCAAAGGCGGGGACCTGCATATGTATTATCGAACATATCCGTGATATGTTGTATTGGTTGTGCTGGATGTTGTAAACCACCTGAACCAATAGTCTCATTCTGATAGGCTTGGATGCGATCGAATCCGGGCCTCACAATGACATTGCCGGGTATTTCGTCAGGATTAGGTAACCTAATCTTCATGTTAGGAGAGACACCTGTACCTGCAAGGGCTGGTGCTAAACCTTGTATTTCTCTGTCACTGACATGTCTAAAGTCCATGATGACTGTGCCTAGCGGAGAGCCACCCTCTAGCCTGTGCTCTTGACCTGTATCGTCAACAACAGTCATGCTTTGGAACTGTAACTCCTCGTTTGGAATCATTAGTGCGTTCTTAATTTCTATTGGGTGTTGTTCTGCTAGTTGTGGGTGAGACAGTTCCTGAGCCTGTATTACAGGGAACATGGCGGAGTTAGTAGATTCAAAACTAAACCTGACGTTGCCCAGCACCTTCTCTCCGACTAACTTGTAATCACTGCCGTCTTTGCGCTTTACCCAAGGTACAGCACCTAGTCCTCTTGCATTAGCAGCAGGCATAGTCAGGCTACCACCATCCATTCGTTTCCAAACGATGTGTTCAGCCGAAAAGTTACGAGCAGCACTTCGCTTTTCATAGTAACCAAATAGACCGGGATGAGGCATAGCGGTGACTGCTGCTGAAGGATTCAAGTAATCGTCTAGTCCGCTATTACCTATACATTCCACACCGTATGTACCAAAATCCTCATGGAAGTTTGAGCCTTTAATTATACTCTCATCCCAAAACAAATCACCAGTTGGATGCAGACAAGGGTTTGCTTGTACCATATCACCTGACTGTATAGTGCGATGCCATTCAGCGTCAGTAGGTGCGCTGCCGGAAGCAGGATAATCTGAGTTGTCAAAAGGCCTTGTGAAGCCGGTGTGCATTTGTGCTTCTACACGAGGGCCAGCGTTAGCATAAGCAACATACCTAGACTTATTGTGGACTTTGTCAGTGTCCCATTGAATAGTACCGGCATGTAGAATGTTACCATTTTCCTTTGCCATTAACCAATCGCCTGAACATAGAATGCCATCTCTGTCTGCTTTGGCAATCAGTGGTAATTCACTTTCATTAGTTATTGCAATCAAATGCCTCGATGATAATCCGTTTACACAGGCTTCTGAGAAAGTAGCGGTAGCAACATCGCCCGTACCTACAGGGGCTGAAGATGCAAGGCATGTTTCTGCTGCGCCATACGGATTGAAGCCGAGGAACGGATGCCAAGCACCAAGTCCAGCAGGGTAAACTCCTGAACCTATTTGAGTACCGGTGTATGAATTGAGATAGGAATATGCTTCGCCAGCCCACCCTACTGCGCCAACTGGCTTAGTTCTATCAATTGCATCAATCAAGCCGTTGTAATGCACTTGGCACATGTGGTCTCTTGAAGTAACACTACTGTCGTTATTGTGTCTGTGTGTTCCTGCCTTTGTCCAAACATATGCTTTGTAATTACTATCAATAGTAATATCTGCCCCTGTAACAGGACTGGTGACGTTGGTGTTACCAGTAGTATCATCGATTGTTACTCTAGCATCATCGCTAGCACCGGGTTGAATAATAATTACTTCTTCGCCGGGAACATACCCTGAACCCGGATTGTTTATTGTTACACCAGTTACTTGTCCCGAACCATTGACTGTGATATCGACTGTCAAACCATTACCGTTCTGTGAGCCACCGGAGCCATCAGTGACTACATTACTTGCCGCTGTATATCCACCTGTTCCTGCTGGACTGATGATTGAAATTGCAGAGACAGAGGTAGTTGTGGGTCCTTTGCCTAATGTAAAGGTAGTGTTAGGTGAACTAATTGTTTGACTGACATAGGGTGCGAACCCTGCTTCACTACCGCTAAATCTGAGCCAACCATAATCAGGTAAAGTAGTAGCCGTGCTTGTTACTCTAACGCTGGCAGCAGTACCACCTGACTCCGCAGTATACTGATTTACTGCAAGTTCTACCCAACCGTATCTATCCTGCTTGTGTGCGTTTTGCATAGAAGGCAGGAATGTACCACCAATTGCTTTTAGTGGATCTTTACCGGGGAATGTGTTGATAGATGCGCTAATTACTGCACCTAATTCTTCTGCATTCTGTACACGGGTAGCGTCTATCAAAACTATGTTAGCATCACTCAGTTGGCTATCCTCAGAGCCACTTCCATAGGCCGCTAGATAGGCCTCGGCTAACAAACCACATGGTCTAAACGCAGACACATTGTGTTTGTTAGCACTACCTGTAGCAAGCCTACCTGTCTCAATAGGATGTTTAGGATTGAGATTGATATGGTTATCGAGGAAGTGTCCTCCGGGATGGTAACCACCATCCATGTGCCAAATCGCAAATGCCTTTTTGGTAGTGGGGTAAGTGCTACTTTCCAAATGGTTACCATTAATATCAGTAAAAGGATAGTTGAAAGGATGAGCAGATGGTGCAGTCAAGCCGCTAGGATATTGTAAGTCTGTACCTTCGTAATAAAATGCCTTATCGTAAGTCTGAAGCATTTCTCCAGTACCGCTAGCGAGAACACTAGGGAGTCCTTTAGTTGGTTCCCAATTCATATCGTAATTAAAGCCTCTAACTTTGTTCTTTTGGAAAAATGACGTTCGTGGCAAGTGTGCAGATGCAGCCAATGTTCGATTAAATCCGCTTGAAGTATCATGCCCATTCGCTAATTGATTTGGTAAGAATGACGGAGAGTCACCTGTTGTATAAATTGGAACGGCACTGTACCCGTTCCCTGTAGTGACTATGTTCGATCCTTGTGGTTCAAATGCAGCGGTGTTGTGAGGGAATGCTTGGCCGGGACCAAACACCATGTACACAGTTTGGTCCAAAGTGTCACCTTCTGCACTATATCTTGCATGAGGGTGAGCAAATCTGAGTATGATTGGGCTAGGTATGTTAGTTGAAACTGTGTTTGTTAAATCAGTGTAAGTAATACCAGTGGCCTTAGTGTTAGCACCTTTTGCCATATCAAACGTCAAAATACCATCTTGGTTGAACATCGGTGGATTGTTTTTCCCTTTGTGGTCATCTAAGTAGGGTGTACCGGGGAACATTGCTAACATAGCGTTAGTGTCAAGTAAAGCATAGGAACCAGCGATTTCTCCAACATTTTGTAGACCAGCAGAACCTGTTGGGCCACCAGCGTATGGGTGAGTGTAGAATTCACCGTAATCATTTTGCGTACCGTCATTGATGTCCATTACTACTCCACTAAAACCACCACCAAAGTAAAGTGGTACCCAGTGGTCAGGACTATCTCTACCGCCTCTGAAGTAAAGGAATGGACTAGACATTTTACTACCGGCTCTACGAATGCCATCCGTTTTCATACCGTTTTTGACATCTCCATTCCGCATGAGAATTTCAGTGCCGGAAATAGTAGAGTTATTGAAATTGGTACTAGTGCCTGTAGCGGCAGAATAATCTAATTTTATTTCTGCATCAGAGCCACCCCTGTGACTTTTTACTTCTGCATATTCATTAGAACCTAACCAAAGAGTAAACCGCTCGCCCCAACTTTCTGCGTTATCCGAACCGGGTACACAAATAGAGTACATGTAAGTATTACTTGCTAAAACCAAATGAGCACTCGAAATTGAACTTAAAGTAATCATAGGACTATCTACCTTTGGAATTATGTGGTCACCGGCAACACTAGTGTAGTTTTCACCACGAAGGTTTCTTTGCCATGTAGATGTATCAACAGGGTTATTTTGGCTGTCGACTAGTATAGGTGTGGCTGTGTTAGCGTTAGTCCCCTTATATCGAGTAGTGATGTGCAAAACCGTGTAAGGTATGTAGCCCACGTCTAATCTAGTGCCATCGTCCCTTTCCGAATCACTAAGTCCACCAGTGTGCTTACTAGAAACGACAGCATCACTGCTCGCACCTTCTAGTAGTCCCCAATCTCTACCTCTGCTGACTTCAAACAGTTTGCTGAGAGGAATTTGACTCTTAGTACTAGTTTTGATTCTAATAGCAGTAGGGCTTACTCCCCATTCACGTAACGTGCGACCATCGGGTGCAAACATATCAGTGCAGTCGAAACTAGTTGCCTCTACACTTTGGTCACTAGGATCGCTCATGGTTAGGGCGTATTCTACTGCTGCAGCAATCACCTCATCAGTGAGAACACTAGTGAAATTTAGTCTTGGACTGATTAGTAAACCTTCACTTCCAGTTATAGCACGACCACCTGTACAGCCATAGAAGTAGTGTTTGTTAGATGCTCCAGTATCACCATCTTTGTCAAAATGAGAACGACTTGTATAATGAATAGTTATACCTTGGTCTCCTAATGGACTACCACTAGCATCATCTGTAAGTTGTATCATACCTGATTCGGGGAACCCTAAGTAACCAAGTATGTCAGGATGAGACAGTGTACCAGCCGTATCATAAGGAGCAGTAAATACTATGTCGAGAGTTTGCCCGGTTCCAATGGGTTTGTTAGCATTGACATGAATTCCTACAGCAGGTGATGGGTAGTTATTCCAAAGATTACCTTTGAAGGATTGAAGAGTACCGCCAGTTTTCTCGCCGCATACTTCTCCTTTACCTATCATGTGTTTACCGATTGTAAAGCCACCTTGTGCTACATCTTTGTCATCAAAGTAGATTACTACTTCTTCATCAAATGTAGGAGGAACCATGGTCAAGTCATTGCCAAATGGCTGACCGCATTCTTTGTACACCATTCGGACAGTGTGGTTGTTACCTGTGTGGTCAGTAAATCGAATACCATACAGGTTGCCGTCGCCTATGTTTGTAGGCTTCATTTGGTCTTCAGGTATATAGCCAGTGGTGCTACTAGTAGCGTTGAAAATGGTGGTACCCAGCATAGGCGTTGTTACATTAGCAGCATTCCCATAAATCGCTTCAAACCGAGCATCCCCATCTCTACCAACTCCCCATTTACCTGTATTAGGTGCCCAGCCGGGAATACCAGCCTGTGTAAGGCCACCGAAATTAATACGGGCTTTTGCAGAAGTTCCAACTCTGAGTCCATCTACGAGTGTAGAAGATGGACTCTTTGTCTCAAACGATTCGTTGATAACTGTGTTTGAGTTTCTTCCCGATGCGTTTTCTCGGAATGTATCTGCTTTCTGCGTAGATCCAGCGACGGTTTCAGGCCCAAGACTCAAATTGTTTTCAAAAGAGTCTAGGGTCTCTTCAGGGGGTATGAATTCTTTGAGCGTAGTAATAGGTGCAAATGGCCTACCGAATCTGTTGATAGGCATAGGTGCAGGGTGCATGTTTTCTCCTGTCATTTCGTCAGGCTGGCACCAATAGTTCCTAAATCTACCACCGTGACCTATTAGGTACTGTGGGCGATAAGGACTCTGCGCACGACTATTGTCTAACCAAACACAGAAATTCCTGCCTTGTGCACCCGGAACGGTAGAGTGAATGACAATGGAAAATCCTTCCTTGCCGTTGGAATCTAACATAACTCTACCTAAGTGAGCACGTACATAACCCATGTGCGTCCCTTTGTCATGGCTAGAGAATCCTTTCTTAACATCCCAAAATGGTGCTGGGTCGTGAGTAGAACCAGTGCTTTTACCCAAGTGCTGCTCTGCTGTCTTTTTGATATGAGTTCTACCGTTCTTAGCACCTGCTTGGTTGATTAGTCTGACAACTTCAAGAGCAGCAGACTCTATGTTAGTTACACCATCTTTCAAAGCGACTTCGCCCAAATCAACAGTCAATCTGCGAACGAAATCCATTTGTGTCCAATGGTCTAAATGCTGTAGACGGGTTTCTTCATGCCCACTCAAATCTAACGCTGAAGAACGAATACCCTTCAGTGCAAGGAACGCAGGTATAGCACGAGTTCCATCAGGAGTATCGAAGAAAGTAGATACTTCTCTTGAGTCTTTATCAATTTGCTCATGTAATAGACCAGCATCATTTGAGTTAATTACTGCGTCATTAGTTCTAGGCATTCCGTTATTTGTGGCGTATTTAGAGCCTACATCCGGTGCATGCGGTGAGAGGATTGTACCCGTACTAGCGTTCCATGTGCTCTTGTGTGAATATGCAGCCTCAATAAACTGAGACTTAGTAGTTGAAGTAAGGTACTTGTTTTGACTTGGGAAACCGGAGGCTACATCTAATTGAGAGCCGGAATCTGCGTCACTATGAGAAATAGCACCTGCAGTAGTACTAGGTTCAGTTCCTATCTTGATTGCATCTGCGCTACTTTGTACTTGCATCCATAAGTCTTGGAATGCGATGAATTCACGGTCATGCGCTACATCATAAAGCAGGACACGGGCATGCTCATCAGATGACTGGTACGGATCTATGTAGGCAACTGTAGGTGCTAAATCAGCGGACAAACCTAGTGCTTCATAGTTCAACTCAATTGTTTTATTGACGTGCTGTACGAAGTTTTCTGCAGTTTCAATACAAGTATTACCAATCAAAAAGTTCTCCAACGGTGTACTGCTTCTAGGGTTTGCATTCATTGCACCTTGCCCACCGTTGAATCCTGTCCACACTTTACCTTCGTTTAGCGTACCTCTACTTTTACAGAATAGACCCTCAATCGAATGAGGATTAGTATAGTGCATGTTCATCCAAACTGTGTCACCATCACGCAAACCTCCCGGTGCGTAAGGATAAGCCCAACTTCTATTCAAGAATGCCTTTTCATTTACTTCAGGATATATTGTAGTCGGACTTGCATGCATGTCAACTAGTACGACTTCATCACCCTCAGATGGAGTGAAGGCTGTATCTCTTTGGTTGAGAGTGATTGTTGTGTTAGTTCTTGATTCGTAATGTGCATAACTGACAGTGCCACTTGCATTCCTGTATGCTAATCGGTACCGATAGCCTGCGTAACCTTCTACCCCTTCTCTATCTTCAGGGAAAAGACTAGCATCTTTTAGATTCAGCACATTTGTACTTGTATTTAAAGCCAAAACTACACCTTTCGCCCTACCACTTTGAATTCTGTCAAGGTGAGGATTGACACGAGGTCCTGCTCTAAATTCAACCGCACTGACGTATTGCTTCATACCATAATCTACGTTGCCACCTTGTGTCATTACGTTCGACCTATCATAGTAGAATGAACGCCTACCCTCATATCCGGCACTCTCTAGTAATGGGTTGTCTGCGATAGGGCTGTAATTCATGTCTTGGTAACCCGGACCCGGAGTTAACTGTACACCCACTGCGAACTCTTTGACGAAGTTTTTACTCATTGCAAAATTACCACCAGCAGTTGCCGCTGACGCTGCTGTGATTGTATTATTAGTTGTATCTCTATCAATGTAAAGCACCCACTCTCCGCTTGGCAAAAATGCCCTTCGGTAACGAGCACTACCATCTATACCTGCAACAGTGACAGGGCCAGCAGTAGGAATAGGGAATATGCTTGCATCTTCAACATGAATCAAAATTGGAGCACTTGTATCAGTAAAAGGAGCAGTAATCTTAGTGCCTAATCTGTGACTGTTAGAAGAAACAGTGTAGGAAAATGCACCGAATATCTCAGGGTCTTGTGGTGAAATGGCATCGTGTCTTCTGCCAACAGGATTGGGTGCCCAATTGCTAGCAGTGTGTGTTGCGTCTACATGCAACTTCATGCTGTTGTCAGGGCCGGGGAATATACCCTCTGCCTCATTTTTGAAGAACTGGTCAGGGAATAATGGAATCTCGACTAGTGCACGAGTACTTGCATATTGAGTACCTAATTGGTAATCGTGCTGAACAGTATCTAGTGTTTGGAAAAGCCTATCGTTAATAGTTGTTCCATCATTACACAGTGATTCTTCTAGGAATTTGTCATCCACATGAAGATTACCTCCAACTATATTGGTCGAACCAACCGCTGTGACCCAATCAGAGAATGTATCTGATTCGCTACCGTCAGCGAGCATGAACACGCCGTTACCTCTTTGGCTACCGGAAGGGAAAGTAAACTTGTTACCAGTCTTAGATGTATATTCTGCAGAGGCAAAACGAATAGGTTCGTTTACATCTGACCTACTTAACTCAAGATACACCCTACCTACCTTCGGGAAACAATACGTACCCCAAGACTGTAGGTCTGACGCACGATTGTTTAATGGAGAGACCGTTATAGTTCTAGCACTTGTATCAACAGCAATGCCACTCGTCACACAATCGCGCCTTGTGCTCCAAGCAAGTCTAGCGGTAGGACTTGGATCCCAAGTCTCTTTGGTATTGATTGCACCTTGTCCGGGGCCACCCAATGTAACTGTAACCACAGGTGCACCGGGCATGATTTCCTTGACTATGTGAGAATCAGGTGCACCGTCGCCCTTTGCACTAACGCTTGCACTCGCAATATCAGATACAAGTCCGTAGGCCAGCATACTAGAAGTTCCATCAGGCTCATCACCAAACGATAGTACTCTGCCTCTTGAAACAAGATATTCGATAGAAATCGAGTTAGGTGTAGATGCATCCGACCTCAACTTTGCTAACTGAGAGAAACGCCTGCGGTCACTCGGCTGTACTGTAAGAACTACCTTTTTACCTAAAACTTGGTGTTCAATAATGTCAAAGATTTCGTAAACTCCTGTAGACTGATTTGTTGTACCGGTTCCTAAAACAATAGGACCGATAAACAATTCTTCGTTATCTTGCAGAGCAACTGCTGTTCCACCACTACCTGATATGCGGATAGTAGTCTCAGTTACTGTGTGATTAATTGTGCCGACCTTAGTTCCGTCCGCTTTGTAGACTATGTCCCCATCGACAAACACTGTCCTAGCATCTACACCGTCTACGGTTAGTGCAGTAGTAGTACTAGCCGCATAACCTCCGTTATTGTTAATTAGTAAGCCAGTCCTAAGTCTATGGCTAGTTGGCAATTGCCTAGTCATATCCTCAACTTCTTCTAAATTACTGGAGTTGTAACTACGAGAAACAATGACCTTACTAAACTGAGAAGACTTAGTTGATAGATTAGAATCAGCCAATGCTATACTTTGAGGGGTTTTAGCAGGGGTGTCTGTTGAAGTCAATGGTAGATAGTTTTCAGGACAGAGTGTGAAGTCCAACTTTGGTTCTGCGACTGTACCCTCTTCGGTATCTCCCTCTAAGTCACCTTCAGTGAATCCAAAGTTTTCAGGCATATCTATTTCAATTCTACCTCCGGGTGAATGTATGTCTAAGTCTCCTGCGTCTAATGCAGTATGGATAAGATCGAGAATGGAGGTAGTACCAGTAACAACCGTACTCACGTCGGGTACAGTTTTCGTTACCATTAATGACGGACCATTCATTCTTAATTTTACTATAGCACCAGTAGTGTCAGCAGACTGGAATGCTGAATCTGTAGCCGAACTAAATGTGATTTTCTTAGTAGTGTGGTCTAATGTAGCAGTAATTGAAGGGTCTGTAGTTGCAGGAGTGCTACCTATAAGGAAATTGGCTGCGGACAAAACGGCTCCGTCTTTGCCAAAAGATTTGATACTTTCCAACTTGATAACTGTAGATGTACTGGTAAAGGATGAGTCTATCCTAGACGCAGCAGCAACGGAAAAATTCTCAGAATTATGAGAAACAGCATTGTAATGGACTTGTATAAATGGAGCGTAGTTATAAGTTGAAAGTGAAGGTAAATCTAGTATAGCAATCCTTGACTCATCGGACGAAACTAAATGCCTAGCAGCCTCCACCGAATCATTTAGAGTAGCATTGCCACCTACACTCTTCAAACTAAATAGACTTGAATCAAATCTAACACCACCTATACCAATCATGCCTCTTTGCGTATCAGAGATATCGCTCATGCCGTTTTCTACTACTTGGCTTACCTTTGTGCTAAAGGTCACGTTAGTTAATGGGTTGCTAATATGTGAATCGTAAGCAGATATCTTTGAGTTGACGGGAACTGTGTCTTTGATATCTGAGTACTGAGAGTCGAAAGATGCAGAAATTACATCAGCCGATGCATCTAATTTTTTGTCTACTACTAAATCCGAAACTGGTGGCAAAGTACCCATGAAAGGATGACTCTTGACATGATTGAGAGTATGTCTACCCGAATGACCTATGTAAAACCCGTCGCCGGGATTAGCAGAGGATGCTGAAAACTTGTTGTAACTATCAGAGTCGATCGACATGCTCATTGAAAACATAATGCCGTGGTTTTCAAAATCACTTTCATCAATGCACACTTGGCCCTGCCTGTGAGAAAATTGAGTACCACTACCTTGTGGCTGGAAGTCGTTACCATTTCCACCATCTACTATGCAGTCTCCCGTAACGACAACAAATATACCTGCGTCGTGTGCTTGTAGTGCCCCTCTTCTCCCATTAGAAGTTGCACCAAAATCGAGATGAATTGATTCAACTGTTACTGTACCTGCACTGCCATCGATCGCCATCAATCGGAGGCGTTCAGGTGCCTTTGCAGTAGGCTTACCAGTTGTTGGGTTGTAACCTAAAGGATTAACTATGATGTTGTAAGGTACTTTTGGAATGGTAATGTCGCTAGTAGATGTTGCGGCATATTTCTTTACAGTGTAAGAACCCTGTGAATTCCATGGTGCAGTTGTAGTAAAGTCAATACTTTCTGTTACACCATCTCCTGCTAATTCTTTCGCTAGTGCTTTAGCAGCGTTTGTTCCTATATTGATTGTAGAACTAGCACTAGTCGATGCTGAAATCGATGGAGTAACAACTTGCGTGGCTATTGGCTCAATCGGCTCTTCAAACCTCCAAAGTGCTATTGTATCATCACTTTTCATAGGAGCATAAGCAACTTTACCTGAAGGCTTGACACCTCTTGAGAGATGAATTGCTTCTATTGTTCCTCGGTATTCACCACCTTTACCTCCAAGAAACATGTTTGAGGGATTTAGTACAACCTGTTGCACTTCATCAAAGGCCTTGGAAACCACTAGGTCACCATTAATATGCATGGTTAATCTTCTACCTGTGAAGGTAACTGTAACATTCAGTAATTCTCTATGACCATCGTTCAAAGCAGTGGGGTCATTTAAATCAGCATCTATGTACACATATGAATTATGAGCATTCAAATGAGGAGTTGGGAACAACACACCATCCCAATAAGCCAAATCTCCATTAGGACTGTGTACAGGCTTTGCACTATTCAAAGAATAAACACTAGTAGTACCAGCGGCTACATTTTCTAAATTTATTTCAAAGGTTGCAGGTGCAGGACTGGATGGTGTACCTACACTCAATCGCATGACATTTTCGTATTCATACACAATGCCACCGCAGTCAGGTACTATCCAAGTTTCTAAAGTAAACGAACGTAATACGTTAGGTAAAGTCTTGAGGCCTCCATCATTCTTGCCGTGTACGATGTTAAGATTCGGGGGAACCAATACACCATCAGTTATGCCGTTGAAAAGTAAAGCGTGTCCGGGGTCAATCAGTATAGTCATTTTCACACCCCTATTACAAAGTCAGACGCTAATAATCTCAAATTGAATGCGTAGTAGTTGTTGCCAGCATCATAGCGTACATGTAGTTTTTCAGGAATAATCCTCATTCCACCTTCGTTTCCGTGAGGGTCAGAAAGTAATGTTAGAAATGTATCACCAACAAAGTTTGTAACAAATGACCCAAGAGCCAAAAGTGCATCACCAAATTCAGCAATGTTAGCAAGCAAACCCGAACCCCGATCTGGTAAAGGGTCACCGCCTAAATCTCCCGGTAGTAAGCCCGGTATCATTGTACGTGACGCTGGGATAGTATTACCGGAGGAACCTTTTGCTTCAGGGTCTTGCTCTCCAAAAGTCAAGAAGAAATTTCTTGCAGTTGGCGTTACTGCATCGCTTTGTATCAAACTATCATAAGGTATTTGTATGCCTCTGATTAAATCCCTATTCTTTTTAGCATTTGATACTAGTCCAATCAAATCCTGCACTTTATCACCTGCAGACTTTGAATTTACACTTACAGAGTAGGTACTGTAATTGTCAGTAAAGAACTCTATTTGTGCCAACTCGCTTCCAATGTCATAATTTTGAGAGTTAAGTACCTGACTACAAGGCTCTAAAACAGACAGCAACGTATTGTTCAAAGGTTCAACTTTTTGCTTGACTTTTAGCATAGGGCCTGAGACAGATACTTCAAAGGCATCTGATACTGCTGAACCTGACGCTCCATCAAAGTCTCCGATTTCCATTGCATCTGAGGTCAACTCTAACGCTTTCTTTACGATTAACGCAAGTGTTTCTGCAGGATTACCATTTACAGAATGTGTGCTTATTCCTCCTACTGGTACCTTTATGATTACGTCCTTGCCATTACTAGTAGAAGACCTTACACCATTGACTGTACTAGGTATATGCTTTCCTTGTTGAGTTACGGATGGATAAGAGCCAGTGGTCCCTTCGTTTTGATAATCTGTATGGGCCATATCATCTGAAAATTGTAATTGTACTGCTATCGGTTTTGGCCTAGCAGGAGCAAAGCCAGCATTATTCGTCCTGCTGACAGTATCTATACGCCAAAAATTAGGGTACAGTTCGATTACTTTTTGGTCAAGTACCCTTTCAATTGGTGCACTAGCACCACCTAAAACCATATAATAATCGACATAATCATAAACAGGTTGAGCGAAACTATCTAATTCGATTTCCTTTATTCTCAATTTCGTTACATCTGCATTAGTTTTAACGCCTACTACACTACCTACTATCTGTCCTTTAGTCGTGTATAGAGTCGTAGAATAGGAATGTAAGTCAGTGTTATCTGCCAAGGTAACAAGAGTGCCGTTTGCAAAACTCAAAATGTCACCACTAATACCAGTAATTGTACCAACAAATGTACCGTTAGACAGGTGTATTCTCTCCCCTACTTTAAACCCGCTACCAGCATCAACCTGTATACTAGTCGAGCCAGCAGCATAAGAACTAGCAGAGGGATGGTCTACAGAATTTCTGTCAGAACTGTTATCGAGTGTAGAAGTTAATACACGGAGAGCAAAATCTTCGCTGTCGATGTCGTAAATGTCTATGTCACCTGTGGTGGATGATGTTGACTTAGCAAAGTCTTCTTTGAATCTAGTCACTATGTAAACGTCATTATTACCGTATATTGACAATAACGATTCATTGTTTGCTAAGTTAGAAGTAGGCATAGCAGATGCAAAATTGAAAACTATATCTCCCCCACTTATTTTAGACTTAGTTGTACCCACATCGATACTAGCACTAGTATCATCTTGGAACACACCCCCTATGTCTATCGCAATACTAGGTATGTTTGTATCAATTGCTATTCTCCCTACAATGTTGTTAGGTGTCGGAAAGGCGGAAGCATTACGATCTACAGAGATATCTAGGGATTGTGCCTCCAATGGTATCTCCATCAAGTTATCCGGCCCAACAATTAATCGTATAGGTAAAGCCATTTCATTCCCTCAAATTATTATATTAGCCGCTACGAATTTTAAAGCAAACTCGTAGGCTTTCATTTCTGCATCTCTATGTACATGGAAGTCTGTGATTATGCCGTGTATGCCATTACGCCTGCTGTCATCATGCTCAGGTGCGTAATCCTTTGATGCATGAGTATCGTTACTTACAGCCATCTTCTCAAATGTTGGTGCATCGTCAGTCATGACCCAGTGATTTCTTTGTGCAACTTGCTCATCTAAACTACTGTTGCCCTTTGTGACATTGGTGTTGTAAGGTATTTGGATAGCGTATATGTAATCCCCTCTATTTCTTTCACCATAAAATGTCTGTGTGGCAAGACTGGCGACATCTAAAATAAAATTACCTAGACTATTGTTTGACTTTGTCACATCAAAACTATTGCTATTACCAAGTATACCCAAGATGTCCTGCACTTTATCACCAGCGGACTTAACCCTCTTGCCTGCCCTGCCTCCTGTAAAGCCCTGCACTGTGGGTAAAGTGCCGACTCCAAAGTTGTGACGAATTTGGTTGTTGACAGTGCCAAGTGATGTAGCATGGACTTGAGTTATCTCTAATCTTGTTTCAAAACCATCTCCGCTTTTCTTGATAGCAGTTGTAAATACACTATCTATTGCTACATCACCCACCGCATTGACTGGTCGCTGACTTATTTCTAAACCGGGTTGAGTAAGTAAATTGGATAATAGATATGTGATATATTCGTCTGCTCTTTTTCCCGGTGGATGAATACTTGGATGAGTAGGTATTTGCGAATTGCCCTCGGTTCTAGTTTCTCCGTCTTCATAATTAGGGAAGTCCACGTAAGTTACAGTTTGACCGTGAGCAGTGAACTCTGCGAATGCGTTTTCTATAGGAAGAACTAGTACCGGACCTCCGTAAAGCGAAGACTCATACTCAGGACCAAAGACTGGTGCTAAGTGTATTTCGTCGTTCGCATTTAAAGTGGAACCTAACCCGCTAACTATTTCACAGTTAATCGTAGATGCAGTAAGTGCAGTCACTTTCACTAATAAATCACCAGTTGTAGCATCACTTCTTATTGCACCAGTTGATGGGTCTTTAAATTTCAAGTTTGTAGGTGAAGTGCTATTGGTAAGTTCAATCCACTCTCTAGGATCGTCAGTCGTGGTGATTTCAAAATTGACTTTAGCCCCATCATAATCGGTGGAACCAACGTAAACACCTTGCATTGGTCTTACTTTATTCACAAAACCATAAGGCTCTAATTTAGATGGAACTCTTTTAGCATCAAAGACTACTTTGACAGAGTCTGCATCTTCTCTAAAACTGAAAAATTTGTAAGGGTGCTCCCCTTCAAAAATGCCATTTATTGGTATGTTGTATTTGCTTGAAAGATAGCCTTCAACTTGTTCTCTTTCAAAGTTAGCAAGCACTCTATCATAAACTATGATTTCGTAAATGTTACCCGTTAAGAAATCACCACTACTACCTGACCCTATTTGTGTAGCATCGTCATCAACTATATCGTAGTCATCCCCAGTATCGGTATCTTCTAATTCGCCCCTATTATACAATTCAGTATGGTATGTACCATCGCCTTGCCTATCAGCAGTGTGGGCGTGTAGTTGTGGAACACCTGCTACAAGCACTGTTGTTGAATCTGATACTTCGTCGCTACCTGAATTGTAAAGTGCTAATCTAATCTTATTGTTACTACCAAATCTATAACGAATAGTCCAACCTTTATTAGAACCTTCTCTAGTGTTAATCACGTATTGCTCTGAGTCAGCGTTGCGGTCTGTACTATTTGCTACAATGAATACAGTTTTACTTTGAGGGTGCAGTGCAGCGTTGTAGGCTACATCGAACCTAGACGAGCCATCAAAGTAAACGTAAGGTTGTCCTCCAGCACCGTGTTGTTTGTATATAGGTGAACCTGATTTGTTTGCAGTTACACTAGAAATAGAATCTACCCAAGTGTTTACAGTAGCACCGTGCTCTAAAACTCCGCCTACCATATTAGTAGCAGACAAATCACTTGCACTAAATCTGACACTAAGACCCGATGTAATGGGTAACCCACCTGTCGCCGTTTGATTTTGTTCTACCCAGTATGCAACTGGAAAGGACATGTATTTGCCGTGCCATTTTAACCAATCCGTTCTTCTTCTTCTTGGAGCAACGTGTATGCTAGTAGGTCTACCGCCAAGGCCTCTTTTATTACCAACGCCCCTTGCCTGTTGTTTACCACCACTGTTGGCTTCAGCATAGGCTGCTGCAGCCTCTTGGTCAAATAGCGTTTGGGTATGATTCAAATCAACTACGGCCTTTGCTTGAGAAGAGGCCTCTTGTCCTTCGTCATCGGTAAACACACCCTGTATCTCAAAACCTACAACTGCTTGGTTCAAATCAATCGCCATTTTCTTTGCATCAGCCAAAGGTATACCAAAGGCAGACTGTTGTCTTTCTACAACCATGTCTATGCTAGTCGCATCTAGGGAGATGGTGTTACCATTTTCCTGTACTAGTCGCACAGGCACTCTCTCCCCGTCAGCCATTTTCAACCACTCCTACTAAATCCGCTTTGATTGAGTGGACCACCCATTTTAGATCGTAATTCCTTTTGAACCATAGCACTGATTTCTTTAGCCAGTGCCTTCTTATCACTTCTATCAGTTACACCGCTGACATCTATGCGGAGGTTTACAGTGATGTCGCCCGGTGTTTCTTGAGTAGCACCTAAACCTGCTTGGGTTCTTTCTGTGGAAGGACTTGTCAGTTGGCTGAAGCCTTCTGTTTTACTAGTCTGTCTGAGCGATTCTCTCAGGTCGTTACTATGTGCTTTAGTCATCGCCATAGAATTAGTGAACTTGTCCATCTGTTCCTGCAAAGCCCTCATGTTTTTCTGCGCCTCTTCGGTATAATCTTTGAAGTTCTCCATCGCTTCTACGCTTCTAGGATCGATATTGCCGTCTACCATTATATCTCCTCCAATGGTGGCACAACGTCATACCCCAAGTAAACTGCGTTTGCTGAAGCCTCTGATTCGTCATTAGAGGCCTGCGCCCAGTATAGTAACTGTTTGGCATCTGTTACGCTAAGATTTCTCACTTCGTTCAGCCCCATGTTATAGTGTGTCATCAGAAGGTATTCCATCCCTTCTCGTTGGTACCGAAGTCGGTTGGCAACGGACCTGCCGTTGATGAAGTGTTTGATTTGTCCGACTTCGGCTCCCGAAAAAGTAACCATTCCATCACCTCACTAGGTTCAGGAAGTATAGAGGCAAGTGCCTTTCCTTCTTCAGGAGTCAGTCTTTCCACGTCAAAGTAATCGTCATAAAATAACCAATTCCTGAAAGCATGTCGCCAGTAATCAGAAAAGTCCATGGTGCCACTCATCAGCAAAGGGGCCGCTGCTTGAACATCGAAAAATGTCAAGGGCTTTGCTGATATCTCATGAAGTAATCCGTTTATTTCAATTTCAATACTATTCTTCTTCTCCTGCGACATACTTACTCACTGCGTCCTCGGATGCAGCCTGTTCGGGGGCATCCTGTGAAGCAAGGTGGGCGAACGGATTATCGCTGGCTCTCCCTGCTTCAGGGTCGAAGAGGTAGTCTCCTCCCTCTTCTTCTTCGTCCATAACATCGATTTCAATACGAGGATGAAGGGCTTTCCAAAACTTCATCGGCATATTCTCAACTCAACAATGGTATAACGTATCTTGACTGATTACCTTGACGTTTCTCGGCTCCAGCCTAATTTTGGAATGCAATAGTCCCATTCCATCAGGTACGGGAACAGGTACTTCAGTAATAACATAATCGTCTATGAGGATTCTAAGTGATTGAGCATTGCTACCGCCACCACTAACAATTGGCTTCGTGAAATGCAAATGAATTAGGTTACCCGTTTCACCAACCGTCCCACCAGTTTCAAGGTGACTACGCAATCGATGAAGCAGGGTAGCATCAGTCAAAATTACGTCTATTTCCATCTCAAACTCTTCACGACCTTCACGAATGATTGATGCGTTTCTAGTGCCACCATACGGTACTTGCTTTGTAGATAGGTTGTTTGTATCAAGTGTTTCAGCAATGGGGTTGCTCTGTATAGTGTGGAAGAGTTCTACTCCAGTCTTTCCTCTTAACTCAAACGCACTGACCATGCCGAGACTGGAGCCGAATGCCTCTACGCTGCCGTTGTAAAACATAAACGGCTTTTCAGAGCCACTTGCAATACCTGATGCCTTTCTCGATGCATCGTCAGTTGCAGTGTTTTGGAACATTCTGTGTGCAATGTATCTGTCACCCTTGTTCGATGTCTCCAGTCTACCAGTGTCGGTGTAAGTAGAAAGGGCATCGAATATACATCTGTATCTTAATTCAGCGTCTACAGTAGATGACAATTCGTATTCTACAACTTTACATCCTCTAAAGATGCGTGTCAGTTGTTTGCTATCATTAGCACCGCCCGGTGCGTTCGATGTCTGCTCTGTACTGTACGACCCAACATCTCGATTGCGAATGCTATGCTCTAAACAGAATGATGGAATGGTGTCACTTGAGAATAGTAAACGCCTAACAGGATTTGTTATGTCTTTTGTTGTCGCAATACTTGGGCCTGTCGAATCATACTTTCTTAGTAAAACCTCATCGTTACTGTGCTCAAACTGCCAAGGGTCATCAACAAAGACCCTGTGCCCACTAGCCAAAGGCTCTATTGCCGCAATCCTGCGACACTCACTAGTCTCTGTCCACTCAAAGTGATGGGCATCCGATCCTAAACTACTAGCACTAGCAGGAGGCCAATAGTCTGTAGTCGCTATGTCAGGAGTCTTGTAAGTGACTGTCGGTGTCCGAGTGGTGTCTTTGATGAGAATGTAATCACCCACTGCCGCTGTAGCAGAGCCAAACGCTAGGCTATCTAAATCGATGAAAGTCTGACCGGGGGCAACGGTGTAAGTCAAACTGGTTTTAGAAGTATGACCCGTTGGATTAGAGCCACAGTTGTAAGCGTCTACCACTTCTCTCCCAAGACTATAGTACAGCCAGCGTGGACTATGTAATGGCATTTCAAGTACACCGCCCATGTGGTGAACCTTACCCGTTTGCTGCACTGCAACCTGCCTACCTAAACCTACAACGTGATACTTGTGTATGTCTACAGTCATATCAGGTAAAGTCATGAATGATGACAGCCCTATGAATTGGTCGATTAAACTAACTTCAGCAGATGCAGCAGCACTAGCATCGATAGCCGTAGTTACTCCAACGGTAGGCATACCGAGAGAGTGGACAAAGATAACGTCAGTATCAAAACTATTAACAGTCCCTCCGAGGTTCATTGCAGGTACTATCTTAATTTTAGTTACACCCGATTCAAAGGTATGGTCTACAATGCTGAATATCTTACCACTGACTGCCTCATAATAATGAGCAGAGAAATTGCCAGTGTCACCATGAAATGTCATTTTAGTACCAATTAACATACCTATTGGTACACTTAACACACCCGCTGCTGTATTAGAACCTATTGAGCCTGCAGCACCTGCAGCAGTTGCAAATGTAATTACAGTGTGGTCTGCACCATCAGTTGCTGACCAAGTTAGAGGCTCATTGTGCTCAATGTAAAGCCCAGTTTCATGACCCATCGTTGCCTCAGAGACATCTCCCTTGTAGTGTGCTGCGAACCCTCCCATCTAATCACCTCATGGAATCAATTCAGCCAGTATCACTACCTCGACTTGGAAGGTATGTCTAAACAAACGCTTGGTTCTGTCACTAAGATCGGTGCGAGTTTTGATGATTAATCTATCGTAATTAACACCGTCACCCTTGCGCTTAGTATGAATTAAACGACGGAATTCATCTTCCATTTTCCTAAGTCTAGTTCTACTGACTGCAGTTCTTATGTCAACCGTGATGTTTACTCTTGTTGTAACAAAGTTGTAAAACAAATCGGGTTGCTCTTCACTGTGTGCAGTTTCGTAACATAGCACAAAGTCGCTACGCTGTAAATCCAAACGCTTACCACGCTCAGGACTATGGTCAGCGATATCAATGATGACAGGTTTGATGTTTTCTGTGTTAGCCCTGTTCCAATCACCTAGTACGGTGATAATAGAGTCCAACGGCTCAGTGTATTCTGCCGTCATTCAAACACCACTATCTCCTTATATCTACTTAGAATAGCCTTGGCTTGATTACGGAATATCTGAATCTTTGCACCAAGGTCTACGTTTTGAGAGCCTTCAGGTATCAGCACTGAACGGTCATCCGACATGAGCAAGTCAGATGCAACCATCTTTGTAGCCGCTTCTTCAATAGCCTTCTCTACATAACGCTCCCCATAGATATAAGCGACTTTGATAGCGTTCCATTCAAAGTACGGATAAGAGTTGTTGAAGTAGATGATACCCATTTCGTAGTCAATCCACCAGTCTTTCAAACGACCTTGGTCACCTCCTAAGTCAGAGAATGCCCCAATATCTGATTGAAGTAGCCTTTGGAAAACAGTTGTACCTGATGAGCCTAGTGTTGTCAAAGGAGTACCTATCACATTTACACAGCCTGTAAAAGAAGTATCAGTCTTGCCAGTGTATCTTAAAATGGCTACAGAATCTCCTGAGCCTACCATCAACACACCACCGTTGGCAAAGCCACTGGTTGACGCTACATTTACAGTATCGCTAGATACACTGGTTGATGTTGTGCTAGCCTCGGTCACTTGAGATATCGTCAAGTTTGTCAAGTCTGTAGAAGCAATGCTAACTGTTTCTCCACCCTTAGTTTGACGCAGACTTGTAATCTTGACTTTGCCATTACCATAGTCAGAGTTTGCTGTAGCAAGTATCTCATTGTGAACTGCTATGTTACTAGTTGAACCTTCTAATGTAAAGGCTGGACTAAACTCTACAGCCGCTTTGTTTACTCTGTCCTCTTTGTTGATTAAGTCAGCGAGATTCTGAGCAGTACTAACTTTATCGAAGTCTGCTCTCCATTTGCTTGTTGAGTTGTCACCGTTGTGTTCAGCAAGAGTAGCAACACTGCCGTTTGCCATACCTATACAAATAGAGTCGCCTTTCAAACCAGCCTCATTTACTATCTCAAGTCTAGCCTCAGAGCCACACAAATCCCTGTAGTCATCACCCTGCCATACTTCAAGCCTCAAAACCTGCTGTACATTTCTGAACAGCAGAGGAGATGTACCAACATAATCTGTATAGTACCGGCGGCGATACGGCTTGTAAGTATCGAAGTTGATATACTCAGCGTGAACCATCGTAGGTCGCCAAGCATTGTGAGTGTCATTGTCTATGCGATCTTGAGTGCGCTTGATGAACTCTTCAACGGTTGCTCTTGTCATTCCACGAGTCTTGCCGTTGGTAAATGAAGCCTGATTCTGTATGTAGGTATTAGCAGCAGTGGTAAAATTAGTGTGAGTGAATGAAGTACTTGTAACCAATTTTACTCCACTTGCTCCGCCGTTAGCGGTAGAATCAATAGTGAGTTCTACGCCTTTAGGGTCTAAATCACTGTATATGAGAACAGTATCATTAGCACTAAATCCAGTGTTTCTGAAGTCTCCACCAGTAACAAATACGCCATCACTAACTGAATTAGCACTGGCTAGGACTGCTTCTTGAGGACCAATGCCAAGTAAATCTGCTACCTTTTGAGCAGTGGTATAGACGATTGCTTCAGGGTCAAGAGGTCGTGTTTCTGCCTCACCGGGAGAGAATATAACTGGCATCTTTCATTCCCCTCACCAAAGCCACGCTATAACTCTTCAATAACCCTGCCGCCAAATACGGTCTTTGATACTCTTCAGCAAGTCGTCACCAACAGTTGCATCGAAGCGACGCATTGACTCGGACTTTTGCATCATTCTTGCGAGAACTTCCTGCTGTATCTCTTCTAAACTTTTACCTGCGAGAGATTGTATAAATGCAGGGTCTGTCAAACCTAATTGCTGTATCATTGCTGCGAGTTGTTCTTGATTTATACCAGCCGGTGCTGCCGTAACCTGAGTACCGGGCGACGGTGCTTGTGGTTGTTGTGGAGTAGTCGCAAACGGTGTAGGTTGCGGTGCCTCACCTATAACTTCAGGCTGCTCCCCTGCAGTAGTGTCCATAGGCACTACTTGTTGTTCTTGAGGGAATACATTTACAGGACCTCCTTGTTGTTGCATGGCTGAAAGTGGATTCGGTGGCTCTCCTGCAAAGGCAGACTCCCCCGGTGCAGGCGGCGCAGGCGGTGCTGCAGGAGGCGGTGTTGGCGCAGGTTCAGGTTCAGGTGTTGGCGCAGGTGCCGCTGCTGGTTGTAAGTCTTCTATGCTAAGAGCACCACTAGCAACTGCTTGCATCATATCTATCTTGTCACGCTGACTTGCTCTTTGATACTCAGGGATTTGGCCCAGTGCTTGTACCCTTGGATCTGATAGGAGGGCTTGTATTTGTTCAGGCCCCATAGTTTGTGCCATGTTACTTGTGAGGTCTTTGTCCATACCGAGAAGCCTTGCTTTGCTATCTGTCTCAGCCCCTGTTCTCCTAGACAGTGGTTCCGCCTCCCCTGCTCTAACGGCAGCGTCTAGTGAACGCTTTGGACCGGTTTCGTCAAGACGCTTATCTCTTCCACGAATGTCTTTTTGTCCTGCCTCTGATTCATCTTCACGTTTTTTAGGCATTTGTAAGAAACCAGTTTCGTCATTAGGTCGTGCTAATTCAAGGGCTGCTCTACTAGCCTGCCCCATACCTTCACGACTTCTCATTTCGCCGGACAATCGAGCAGCAGCAGGCATTTCGCCAAACTCTTCTTGAGTAATTCCGAGGTCTCGCTGCGCCCCTAACTCTCTAGCGACTATGTCAATTTCTTGCTCACGGTTTTCTAGTTCTCTTGAAACTTCATCAAGAATATCTCCGTGAGTTCTTTGTGCCCCACCAGCCTGACCTACACGAGTTGGCGGTGCTCTCTGACCAAAGTCGACACGGGTTCTTGTTTGGTCGCCCATACCTGTGAATGTTGTCTTTTCTTTACCGTAACCTTTGATGTCTTCCATGATGCGTCGAACTACTTCAGATTCAGAAGGCTTGATGCCCATCGCTAAGGCTGAGTTTTCAGCCTCCCTTAGTCTATCTTCCAACTCATCTAAAGTAGGTTTATCACCAGTTTCTGCTTTTGCAGCATTGATAGACTGTAATAGTTCGGCTGCCCTTCTAGTATCACCTTGCTCTAAGGCTATCTGTCTATCCATCTGCATTTGCTCTATGTCAAATCCTCTTTCCTTCTTTGGAACATCAGGATTCATGTCAAGCGTCGGTAGAGGTGCATCACTACCTATTCGTATAGGCTTAGCCCCACCAGCACCTTCATTGAAAGCCTGCATTTGATTGTAGATTTCCCTAAACTTGATTTCGACTGGTCGCTTGAGTTCTTGGGTTGCTGCGTTTAACTCATCGGCTCTACCAGTAAGTTCATCTGCATGAGCATACAAATCACCTATGTCTGTACCTTCAATATAATTTGGTGGATATCCATATTTGCTTTGTAATTGGAATTGGATGCGGTTCATCATTTGCCTTATCGGAGCATCATTTCCTAAGAAGGATGCCATATCTGCTTCTTCTTTGGCTGTTGCACCAGCAAAGATTAGTGCTTGGGCTTCTCTCATTTCGTCAGCAGACTTGCCACCAAATCCGATACCCTTCATTGCGTCAAGCATACCCGATTTGCCAAGAGCGTAATTTTCAGCAGCCGTTTGAATAGCCCTCTCTGTCATCCCGTGTTCCTTTTGGCGAATTGCGTTTTGCCTTCTTTCGTAGATTTCTCTTCGCTTTTCAGGGTCTTTGCTTGCTAGATAATTTTCTGCGTCTGTTCTTTCTTCTAGCAATTTCTGCAACTTTTTATTCTCTATTTCAGGGTCAAAGTCTGCAATCAATTCAGGTCTATCGGCAGGCATGAATGTAGCATAATTGCCACCTAATACCTCTCTAGCACCTTCAGGAGTAGTAATGTGTTGTGCGAGGAAACGTGCGATTGATTCTTTCATCAATCTATCTAACTGCCTTCTCTGAGTGGTATCAGTTCTTCCTCTAAACTTTCTAGCGTCAGCACTTCTACCTACTTGGTCTTCTGCAAGCATTTTACCTTCTTGGAAAGCCTCTCTGTATGAGGGCACCTCAAGACCAAGTGCTTCTGCCTCTGCAACAAAGGTTGGGTCATGTTTGAAATCCCAGTGAACTAGCATTTGTTCTTCATCTTTAGGAGATAGTGGTGGTAGACCTGATTCTTTTCTTTTCTCATTGGTTTCATCTATATTGTGACGAAGAGTCGGCCCAATCCTGTCAAGTATCATCTGCATATCTCTAAGAGACTTAGCACTTAAATCACGACCTACGCCCCTACCACCTGCAGATCTAGCACCTGTAGTTGGTCTACCGAGCATTTGGTCTAGGAAAAATTGTCTAGCAGGTACAGGTGCAGCAATATCAGAAGCGATATCAAATCCTTGAGATGTCATTGTAATCCTACCGCCTAAGCCAGCAGGGACGTTTCTCATTATACCGCTACTACCTTTTGGTAACTCACGGGAAGATAACAGACTTTGTCTTTCTTGCTCTAGCCTTTCTATCTGTTCTCTAACTTCGGGATTATCTTCAGGATTCTGCGCCATCAATCCACCTGTCATAGTTCGACCTTCGGATTTAATACCTCTAAGTTGTTCATCGATTTCTTGAATCCTATTGTTTGTTTCTTCATCCACAGGCAATTGTTCCTTGACCTTTTCATCCTGTGCAATCATTTGGAAGTATACATTCAAAGCATCCTTAGCCTCGTCTATCTTGGCTTGGTCGCCTGTTTCTTGACCTTCACGCAAAAGCATCTGAGCCTTTATTCGCTCTTCATTGAACATAGCGTGTACAGGGTCGATGTTACCTTTACCGTCACCTGCAATGATGTAAGGCTCGTTCAACATAGACTCAAGTCTGTCAATTTTTTTGTCTCTACTTGTCGCCCTAGTTGCCTCTGTTTCCATAGCCTGTCCGCCCATTCTTCGAGCCATTTCGTTTAAATTAACAGGCCTTGACATTACATCTTCACGAGATTCAGGTGGGAAAACCTTCGCCTCTTCCTCTATAGCAGAATCCAAGACAGCGACTAACTTATCATTACCTTGGTCTAGTGCATCTCTTCGCTGCTGTTGATATCCATAGATAGCAACTAAAGCGTCATCCCTTGCTTGCTTATCTCCTCTTTGTTCGACAGCGACCTCTCTTGCTGTCTCTGTACGAGGTAACACGCCAACTTCTCTTGTCCTACCTTCATCATCAAGTCTCATTTCAGCAGTAGGTGTCCTACCTACTATCATGCCCTCTAAGATGTCTTGATAATTATTCTCTAAGAGTTCTCTATATCTAGGATCGACATCACCTTCAAGTCGCTCTTTCCCTGCCTTTTCACTAGGCACAGGGATGCCCTGCTCTCTAGCCATGCGCTTAACTTCGTTAAGTGCTCTAGTTTGTAGTAAATTGAAATCAAGACCCTTCGCTTCTGCTGCTTCTTGTGCACGACCTTCTACGCCGACTAAAGTTTGTCTTCTTCGACTTAGTTCAGGTTCGTCTTTTACGGCAACAGGTTTTCTTTTAGAAGGGTCACCTATGCCCAACGCTTCATCAGCAGCAGATGATGTTGATATAAACGGCTTAACTTCTTCTGTCGGTTTTTCTTCAGGTAAATCAATACCTAATTCTTTTGCTGCTTCCGGTACACCTATTCCGGGTCTAGGTTGCTCTTCTTCTTGGTCTTCATCTCTTACGTTTTCAAGAAGACTTTGTTCGTATCTTTTGTTATTTTCAAGTATGCTTTCTACCCTTTGCTTTTCATCGTCATCGAGTTCTGCATAGACTAAGTCATTTATTTCATTCTTAATAGATGTAACTTTACTAGTGTCACCTGCTGCTTCTGCGTCTACGATTTCTCTGTTCAAATCCCTACCGGACCTGTTTTTCTCACGCATTATTACTAAGGATTCTAAACTAGCCTTTTTCTTACTACCATCTTTAGCAGTATAAGTCCTTCTAAAGGTTGGTAATTTCTTCATAGAAAGAGGGATGGGTAGGTCACGTCTGTCACCTTTACCTTCAAAGGATGCTGCTGCTGCTGCCTGCCTCTCGGCCTCAGTGTCGGCTCTCGACTTAACTAAAACATCACCCATGAAATCATTCCTCCCTTTGTCCTAAGTTATATTCCATTTGGCGACCACAGGTACTGCACTTGTCTACCCACATGAAGTAGAGCATGCCGCAGTTTTTGCAACGTGTGCCGGACCCGATGTTAAGGACATCACCGGCCTTCTTATTACGATTACGTTGCTTCTTGGTTATACCTTGAAGCGGCTTATCTTCATTGAATACGGTACCGGCCCCGTAGGACTCGGCTAACCGTATTCCTCGTTTTTGAAGGCGTTCGATGTCGTCTAAACCAAGAGTGTTATGTGACTCCATGCCAATCCCACTCAGGCCTTGTAAATGATTACCAAATAAGCATTTCCTAAGACGTTGAGCATTTCAAGGCCAGCGATCGTATCTGCTGTGTTAGCATCAGTTACTGCGTCAAACCCTGCATCGAGTAGCGTCTGTATTGCAGATGCACCTGAAAAGTCACCGGGTGGTAGTGGACCTACCACCTTAGACTTCAAGCCACCTAGACTTGCACTTCCCATAACTGGTCACCTCAAGAGCGGCGACCAATTGCTAAGAAAGTACCTGCTTCCCCTATTGCTATCAATGCTGTATCGGTAGAGTCAGGGTCGGTTATATCTGCAACAGCAGAACCGATGCGTATAGTAGTGCCGTCAATTCTTGCTTTAGGTGCAAAAACTACATTTTGAGTGCCACCAGTTCCACCACCTGTATCTCCAATCGCTTCAAAAGCATGTACGCCTGAAGGGTTTACACCTGCAAAGTCAATACTAGCAAGTAGACTAGACAAATCTATTGCTGCGTCACCTGCTTCATAACTACCTGTTACTATCATTCTGTCACCGAAATATGTCGGTCTTGGATCTATTGTTACTGCCATTATTCTTCATCTCCTATAATTGTTTCTTCAACTGCCTCTTCTGCCACTGGCTCTTCGACAACTGCTGGCTCAGGCTCAGGTGCCGGAGGATTTAGTGTTTCCTCCACAAGTCCGAGTAGTTTCGCTTTTGTAGCGTAACCACCGAACTCTGCACCCTTAGCCTTGAGCCATGCGCTGATGTCTTTCTTAGTCCAGCCTGCGTCAGGTATTCCGTCATCGCCTTCGTCTGTTGTAACTGCTGCGTCACCCTCTACTTTGAAAGCAGTAGGGTTAGTACAGATTGCAACCCTGTGTTGGTCTAGCCAACTTTGGCTAACCTCTACAGGTATTCTGCGTTCCCAGTACTCCCCGTTATCGGGTCGCCTGCGCCAAACTGCAGAGCCGATGTATGTCACTGTAGGCAAGTTGAATCACCTCAACGGACTAGCATCATTAGAGTAACCGACTCAGTAGTTCCCGATGTGTTCTTGAGAACAAGTGGGGTTCTCTTGTGAACCGCTGCGTCGTCATTCATTTGAACAGTTGCATTAGCCGCAATAGTTAGACTTGTTGCTCCAACAGCAGTTAATGTTCCTACTATTGCACCCTCTGAATTAAGAATAAAGTCACCAACACTAAATTGTGTTGTTGCATCAGTTCCGTCAACAGCGGTTGTTGACTCGCTTGTCAAAAAGTTTGAACCGTCATTAATTAGAACTCCACTTGCTGCGTGTTGAGATAGACCCGGTGCAGCATTGGTTTCTGCCCACTGGCAAGAGGTGTGCATAATTTCTGTGCACTCTCCTGAAAGAGTCAATGTTTCATCGTTAACCATTGTACTAATATGTACAACCAATAGTCGTGGGTTCTGTATTTTTGAACCATCAGCGTTGTTAGCGACAAAGCCAGTTAGTGAACCCGGATAAGAGCCACCACTGTTGCCGTTCAGCCATTCTGTCTTGTCTTGGTCTACTCCGCCTTGTAGTGGCATATCGAGTAATACATCGATTCCTGCGCTGCTACTAGTGGTGTAGGTAATTCCTCTGTGTGTTGTTGTTGCCATAATTTTTCATCTCCTATTATTAAATCCTCAATAGAACCTCACTGTAGGTCACGGATTGAACCTTGACCTCCAAAGAAAGTAGTCCAAACTTCACCCATTGTGCGGTAAAGTCCTTCCTGTCCTAGTCTGTTGATTGCGAATGGATCGCCAGTTTCGATACCGGACTCAAAGTATTGAGTTGGTTTCGCAGTACTGTAGTACATGTAGTCGGTGTCAAGCATGTAGATTCTGCTGATGCCGTCTTTTGCTACATCCTTAGATGGGATGATTGGTACACCGTTGTAGGTTGCGACAATAAATCCTGCCTCAACACCCGGTACACCCTTAACGCCGTTGTATGTTGGTACAACACGCTTCTCTTCCATGAATCTCTGTTGAGCCTGCAATAGTTGCTGGATTCTCATTAGAGTGTCATATCCTGTTAGCATAACCTTTGGATTACCACCACGCTCCCAAACAAGTCTGAAAATCTCGTCTAGGTGGTCTAATGATAGAGTTCTGTTAGCAGAGCCGCTGTCAGCAGAATCTTCAGCAAAGGACCAAGTGTTTGCACTTCGGTCAATACTGTAAATATCTTCGTCACCAGCATCGTAGTGAGTGCCGGATGTCATGCTGTTGTTACCAGTAGTAATTCTGTCAAGTGATTCAAGGTCGTTACCTGCTGCAGTTGTAACATCTTCCAATAGCATTTGGTTGATGTGCTCAGCGTGGTGCTTACCCATCTCTTCCTTTAGGACAGAGCGAATGTCGCCAAGTCCGTCATCCTTGTCATTCAAGAAGATTGCAACCTCGGACATATCGAATGAGTGTGCGATAGTCTTAGGCTTTGCTGCAACATTTTGGAATGTAGGCTTGGTGGTGTCAGGCAGTGTGCCGTTCTCTGCAATACCGCCGCCGACTGCTGTCGAAGGCTTTGCAGTTACGACTCTCCATCCACTGCGGTCCCAAGGCTTCTTAGGAAGGATAGAGAATGCGTTAAACTCTTGGTTCAACTGTGACCATACTTTGCGTCCGTAGATTGCTTGGTAGGTACCAGCGGTTGTGCTTAGCATTGGAGCGTCTGCCTTGAGAAGTTCGCTACCGGAGTAACCGAATCCCATGTTAGTGCCTGCTCCATAGTAGTAGCGTTCCATGTCTTGTACTGTGCGTGTATAATTTCGTGCCATTAATCATTCCTCCATTTAGTTCCAAACACTTCCTGCGAGACTGTGTACTTCGTCCCACGACATGTTTGCTAGTTCCTCTGTAGATGGTATTTCTACTGTGGAGTGGTTTGTTGATTTGCGGATTTCCGCAGTTGTTGAAGAACCGATGTTATCGATTCTTTCACTTAGTTGTGAAATTGCTTTCTCGATAGTTGCGAGAGGGCCACGAGCGTCAAACTCTGCTGCTGCACGAGTCTGTGCTTCTGATGTTAGTTCTTTCTGCAAACGCTCTGAGAACACATCGTTCAAGTTGTTCTTGAACTGTTGCTCTAGTGCTGCTGCCTTAAAGACCTCATATGCTTCTTCAATCTCAGATGGGGAAACATTGTCAGGGCTTAGGTAAGACTTAGCGACTTCGCCGCCTCCACCTAGTCCTGCACGGGAAATTGCATTTGTTGATGGTGAGCCATTTTCTGTTGCACGGCCTTTTACTTGACCTGCAAAGTAGTCTGCTCCATCGCCAATTTGCTCAGGGGTACTACCAAGGTTAGCCTTGTTAATACCGTCAAAGTGTGCACGAGCAGCACCAGTGTCTACACCAGCGGACTTCAAAGTGTTCTCCATCCAGTCTAGGTATTCACTAGTAATGACATCGCTGTACTCTGACTTTTCCATGTCATCCTTGTACATTTTGTCTTTCTTTTCTTCGTCTTTCTTATCGTCTTTGTCTGCCATTTTGTCGTCCTCGGCTAATTTTAGGTCTTCAGGTTTCCTTGGTCTATCTATATCCCTATCGTCATCATCGTCTTCGTCACGGTCTTCAGATGCTTCTTCCATGGTTTCTTCTCTATCTTCGTCGTCGTCGATATCGATGTAATCAGGTTTCTTATCCATCATACCCTTTTGTTCATCTTCTTTGTCCATGTCATCCAACTGCTTAGATAAACGATCGATTACGGATGCCAATTCACCCAATGCGTCTACTTCGTTTGTCATAGTAGTGTCCTCCTTCAGAATTCTAAAGGATGCTTCGGGGTTAATCCCCTTCTCACAAATAGTAACTTCATGTAGTTCTAACTTGGAAATCTCAGTATAGTTTCCATGCTTTGCATCGGACTTATTAATGCGCTTGAACGCCTGTCCTCCAATGCTGAACCCAGTTAGGTTACCCTTGCGAATCTCATTGGCTACTTCACGAGCCTTCTCAATGTCATCTCTAAGTTTGATGACAACGAACATCCCAGCGTCATCGACACCGGACTTCCATAGTCTACCATCTGAGTCTGTATAAGATGGTATAACACTTCCAACTTGTATGTTGGAGTGTGCGAGTTGTACATTGCGGAAACCGTCTGCCTTCATGAACTTACCAAAGGCATCTCTAAGTGCTCCACGGGTAATCAGGTCACCCTGCTTGTCTACCATCTCTACGGATGCGTAGCCAGCAATAATCAAGTCGTTTGAAGACTTTAGAAGGGAAATGCTAGATGAGTGCACGGGGGTAGAAGCCCTGAGTGCCGCAGCATTTGCCATGCCCTAAGATACTACGCTCATACTATTTAATAAGATACGAAGGTCGCCTTGTCCTTATCTATAGACAAAAGGCCACCTTCATCCTCGCCATCAGGCTCTATGTAACCCATTTTCTTATCTTCAGCACGACGCTTGTTATCACGCTCGACATCTCTAGCGTCATGGTCAGGCAGAGTACTAGAACCTACTATACTTGTAGGACCGCTTGGTGATTCTATAGGTGTAGCATAATCTATACCGAGACCCATAGCACCTGTACTAGAATCTCCTACAGCACCAACCCCTGACTTCAACATCGAAGATGCTAAGGCTAAACTCTTTGCTAATAGCCTCTTGACTTTCTTTCTGTGCTCTATTGCATCGTCTACTTCACTTTCCCAAAAGTTAGTGTTAGCAACTTTCTTTGGAGGTATCAAAGGTTTGCCATCGTTTTTAGATTCATGGACTTCTGCTTTCGACTCTTCATCTAATAGAGATAAATCTGCTTTGAGCATAACCCCTGCTACCGGAGACCAAAATGGCCTTTGGCTTTCTGATAGTCTAATCAGCCAACCATTGTCAGCCTTTGGATTGAACATAAACCATTCACCATCGATTGAAGCAGCACGGTAACTAACGTCACCTGCTGCCATCTTGATTACAATTCTGTCCCCATCTCTATCTATTTCATGAGGCCACATCATAGGTTCGGACTTTGTAAACATTGAAAGTGTTTCTACACTAGAAACTCCTTCTCCTTCTGCTTCGCCTTTGATTTCATTACTGTTCACTGTATAGATGTCAGCACCTTCGACATTTTCAGTTACAGAGACACTGTCGACATTTACTGTCACTATATCTCCAACCTCATACTTATCTTTGGATTGGAATGATGTACCTACATCCATGTAAGTATCACCTTCATATTCTGCAGCACGATCTCCTAGAGAGTCTTCATGAGTAATAGGGCCAGTACCTAATCGATATGTGTAAGATGATGTACCCTTTCTGTCCAATACCATTAAATTAACATCTTGTCCTTCATCATACAGAACCCACTTTGGATGTCTACTTTCACCTTTCATGTAAGTGGAATTGGCATCTCTCAAAACCAAACGCTTGTGCTCTTTCATCAAATCTTTGACGATTGCCTCTAAGCCAACATCGTCTGTCAACCTGAGATTGTGTGCCGCTGGCATCAACACGTTTTCTGTGCTTTCCATAGTGCCTCTTAGAATCTTGATACGCTCTTGCAAAGGCATATCATGTACATCGCTGCCATCATAATCAACAATATCTATGACATTATACTCCTTGTCTGCAAGGACAACGTCTACAATAAAGTCCTTCTTGGTTATCTTGGAGAAGTTTTTCTTGGTGTCATCATCAAGATCGAAATCGCCCCTGACTGTAATTTTGTCATCCTTCTTCTCTACGAATGCTCTCGGACCTTCAGGCATAGCAGATACAATCCAGTCTCCGCTAAATCCACGCAGATGTTCTAAGTCCTCTAACTTGAATATGCGATGCATCGGTTGAAGGATTGGATATTCACCATCTTTCTTGAGCATAATGTCAGGATTAGAGAGTGACGCAAGCAACAATGTAGCGTCTTCTTGCTTTCTTACCATCTTCCTGTAGCCTCCTTCAATTCCAAATTCTTCACCATATTCCTCTCCTCTATCCATGTGTCCGCCCCACATCGCCTCATACTCATGGCCTACTTGCTTATACATAGGTCTTGTTAAGGTTCTACCCACATAATAGTAAGGCTCGACTTCTTCAAAGCGAACTAGTTCATTGCGAGAATTGTAAACGGGTTTGATATTTGAAACCAAACCAATGTTAGAACCGTTAGAGCCGTGGTGCCCAAAATAATTGAATGTGCCTTTCCCGTCGATATTACCTTTGGGTGTGATTGGTGTTAACTCAGTCCAGCCTCTATCGGTGTTATGGTCATAATGATTCTGCAGAGTTTTGTACTTTCCACCAGTATCTTCAGAGTGCAGTCTTCTTTCCATAGCCCTAATAAAAATACTAAGATTACCTAGATACAAAGGAATGTTATTTGGGTCTCCGAATGATAGCCCCTGTGAATCAATCCACTTATTTCTTTCATCTTCTGCTATGTTTGTTATCGCTTCAAAGTCTGCTTGCTTAACAGCCTGCTTGTTGCCTTCTCGGCCTTTATTATAACTGAAGCCTCCACGTCTACCACGCTCATATCTTCCACGTTCTTGTTCTAAACGAAGACCTTCTAAACCCGAAGCACCGTCTATTCGATTATTTATCATCTCAAACAATTCATTTATGTCATGTCGAGGATTACTATCAAGCCATTTAAGTGTCTTTTTGTGTTCGCTTCTTTTTTTCCTTTCTTCTGCGAGCAATGGCTCAAGTTCAGTGAGTCTTTGTTCTAACGCTGCTCTTTGCTCAAAGTTTCTAACATGTTGTGGGTTTTGCCTTTTGTCAAGTTGCCACTCTATACTTTCCTTTTCATCTCTGTGAGCCTTTAGTCTCTCTCTATTTTCGTTAAAATACTGCTCTAATTTGCTTAAAGTGGCAGTGTAGTTACTTACCTTGCCTTTCGCAGGTGTGTTGTCATCTTGATCTCGCCTAAGTATATCTGTGACTAACTTATCCCCATAGTGATTCATCAACTCATCGTCAAAGTCAACAGTATGGGTAGCCTGTGGAAACAAAGGAGAATGTTTTTCTCCAGTGATTACACCAGTCGACATGCCTCTCTTATTCTTTAACCAAATGTTTCTGTCGTGATGTTCTATTTCACCTACATGCTTGATGTTAGTATTAGAGTGTATACGAGTACCATCTATTGTATTACCAAACTTACCTCGATTGCGAAGTATGTCTATGTGTTTCTTGTCTACTTGTCCTGCCGGTGCCTTTAGATTAACCTGATGTGCCTTGAATCTATTTGCATCTGCCTCCGGGTTTCTTGAAAACATAGTAGGGTGTTTCTTTATTTCTTGGCCTGCCCTTGTGATACCGGTTAAAGCAGGGGTACCTACTGACAGTGCAAAAGAGGGTATGCTCTCACTTCCAACTTTATCAGCCGCTTCAACTCGCATTTGCATAAATCTAGGCATACCTTGATAGTAACCGTAACTAAGAGACCTTGTAGATTGATTGACCGGTACACGTTTGTAACCCTTTATGTTTGGATGTGGAATAAAGTTCGTAGTTCCCTCTTCACCTCTATCAAATGATTTCTTATGTTGAAGGACTTCTTGCACATCGAAGTATGGTCTTACAACAATATGTTGTTGCTGTTGACCCATAAACCCTAGAGCCTTATGAGCACCACCTATTGACTTTGCATTATCACTGTCTTTCTTAGCAGGTCCCTTTGGGTGTATGAAGTTGTCTTCATCTTCAGGATGGTTCATGTCGAATAGCAAATTATCGTCACCATGTTGAAATATGTGCGCCATAACTAACGCTGCGTTGTTAGGCTCTAATCCATGACCTGCTATACCATGATGCATCTGAGTCCAAAAATGAGTTAGGCTTCTTGGGTCATTATTCATCCAAGGCTGCATCTCATCACGATGCACATAAGGGTGCAATAATCCAGCAGAGTTTCTTCTTAAGTTAGCACCAGTGTACATACTTTGGTTTGTCTTCTCTATACCCGCTAATATCTGCTTAATAGTAATAGGGTTTATCTCATAAGCAGGGTCATATTTCAAACCCGAAGGGTTGTCTTTGTTAAGATAGGGGTAGAGTTCTCCTCCGTCTTCATCATAGTGTAAACCAGCCAAAAGACCGTTGTATGTTAGATTTTCTTTAGATACAGATTCGTGCCACCTACCTCTTGACAAATTGTTGTGACCTATTTTTTTGACAGTGAACTTCTTATCTTTTGAACTGTATTCAGGTAAATCGTAATTGCGACTAAACTGAAGCAGTGCCTTTCTTCTAGCAGTGGCTTCATCATCTTGAGGGTACAGTTCCATTGCGTACTTAGTAAGGCCATCTATAAGTCCAGCGTTGTCATCAAATATACCTAAACCACTGAGTACACTCATGTGAAATCTTTCTAACTCATCGGGACGAAGTGATTTGAACACAGCATCAGGTGCTGTTCTGTAATCTTCAGGCATATTTTCTAAAACACCATGTTGATTATCTGCACCTATTTCATCAGGAGATATCAATTTTCTAAACAGAGGTAATGCTCTTTTGTACAGGTTGGTTATCATCCTGCCGAATGGCATGCCTTGTGCACCATAAGATCCGTTATGGTCTCTATCGGATTCTGCACCTTGGTCTATACCACCTAGTTCCAAAATTCTGTCATACAACATTTTTCTTTTGTACGCTGGTAAATGGGCAGTTCCGAATAAAACATCTTTCAATGATGGAACATCCCCATCCAAATATCTATTTTCCAACATGTGCCTTACATTTTCGTCGTTAGGATGAGGGTTATCTTCATGGTGTTTTATCGTAGGCTCGTGGCGATCTATTGGGAAGTTGTCAAATATGCCCTCAGTAAATACAGTTTTTTGAGTAGGATTTTCTACACCCCAATTGTATTTGTTTTGTAATCGCCTATTGTTATAATCTGCTGGAGATAAGCCACCGTAAGCATCACTAGGAGCATAATAGTTGAAATTGTGGGCAATGTACTTGGGGACTTTCTTTGTTTCACCATTGTGAAACGTATGCTCAACTTCTTCAAACATATGTTGCAGGTGAGGGTTTTCTTGCACAGGTCCTTGAATATCCATGGTCCTTGCAAACTCAGGAAGATATTGTAACTGACCTTGATACATGTCTTCTTCAAACACATTTGGATTACCCAGTCCTCCCGATTCAGCAGACAATTGACCACCAACGAAGACACCCCCAGTAACAGAGTCAGGATTTTCTTGCTTCGCAATATCAAGCAACCAAGATTCAAAAACAGGTGGCTGATAATAAAGGTCAGCCTTTGTTACAAGATGATGTGCTTCAAGATACTCAGATGCTGCCTCTGAAAAACCAATGCCATCAAACAGAGACTTAGCAAAAGTTTCTCTACGAATATCGAGAATATCTAAAGGAGTCTCAATCAAGCCATCACCCGCCGCTCAGTTTATGCGGCGAGATAACTCTTCGATGCTCTTTTTGATTTGCTGGTCTTGGTACTTCTGTATGTTACCGCCAGCGGATTTTAGAACTGGACCTTCGCCACCTGTGAAGTTTTCAAGTGCACCTGTTGTGCTGAATGCAGTAGGATAGTAAGGCGAAGCCCTTGTTGTAACATCGCTGTTCTCCATAGTAGCACCCTTGTTTTTGACATCTTCTACTTCTATCAAATGGTTGTTAGTAGAGAAGTATTGGTTCTTGACATTGTCTTTACCAGCGGATTGAGTTCTAAACTCATAACCCTGCTCAGAGCCTTCCTTAGCAGAATACTCAGGTTGACTACTTCTTTCTGACTTTGCCTTTTCAACTTTGTCAGCCAACTCGTTAGCCTTCTGCAGAAGGTTTACGAATTCTTCATCTCTAGGTTCAAATCTTGGTTTCATTATAATCACTCCATTCCCATATTGTTGCCAGTAGATCCTGCACTCTTAGCAGATTCTGCCAGTGCGTGAATTTCTGACCATTCCATTTGATGGAATTCCTCATTAGTGCTAGGCATATCGATATCTACGCCTTTGATTACCATATCGTCCCCCATAGGTCTGAAATCATCCTGTGGGATTCCAGTAGGAGTTTCTGTTCTAGCCATAACAAACCCTGCTTTTCTTAGCATATTCATAGGGTCTGCTATTGCTTTTCGCAAATTGAGGTTTTCTTGCTTCAGTGTTCTCAAATCGCTATCCATATTTTCCATCTTACTGATGAGTGCCCCCATCAGTTTCTCCGCTGTGTTCTCTCCCTCACTCATGACGCTCAACTCAAAGTGTACGGTTGTTCAACTGTCGCTTGATGCTACCGATTCTGCTTGTACGAATAGTACCCGGCAGGACACTGTTAGATGCTTTGTGCACCTTTTCAACAGAATTGAATTTCATGACTGGTACGCCACCTGCAAAGATATCATTAACTCCTACAGCAGCAGTGTCTTGCTTTTTGATTGCATTCTCTACATCATGAGACAGATAATCTGCATACTTTGTAATTTCATTAATGTGCGAACGTGCACCCATTGCATCTTGCTCATCTAACGCCTTGTAAAAAGCATCAATGTGAGTACGCATTTTTCTAGCCATAGGGTCAAGTTTTAACAAGTCCATACAAAACGCCACCACTTCACTTACCTTTAACCTTCTCATGCCCCTCTTGGATTTCTAGCATTTGCTATACTCTGACTAGCCTGCTGAACTCCACCGGCTTGAGGACCTCTTTGTTGAACACTAGAAAACGGTGCACCTGCCCCCATGCTAGTTCTATTTTGAGGGCTTGCAGGTCCTCTAT